CTAATTTTTTATCACCTATATTAACAGTATTGCTGTATTTATCGCCAACTGGTTCAACGATAAAATCATATAGACTCTTCATTAATACTCTAAATCATACTCAACAGATACAGCCATGTTAGAGTTAAACTTCTTCCATGGCAATACCTCGTTGTTTTTCTTTATATGTATATTATAAGAATTATCAGATTCATCAAATAAAATATATGCTATTTCATGACCTCCATAGACTTGTTGTCCTACAGAATAATGCATAGCATCGTTTTTATAATCAGATCCAATACTGATTTTTCTTATAACAGAGTCCATTACTCTTCTGTTTCAGTTTCAGCTTCTTCTGGTTTTTCTATTTCAGTATACTCACCAGTTTCTATGTCAACTTGAATAGCTCCGTATTTCTTTTCTAATTCTACCTTGTGTTCTTCAATTGCAGAATTAATATTACCTATCTCGTGTAATAATCCGTGTTTTTGAGCTTCAAGTATACCAATATCGTTTAATACGACTTTTAATTTTTCTTGTTGAGTTTTAATTAATTCTAACTCTTCTTCTGTAATTTTTGCCATTTGATTTAATTTAAGTTAATTGTTTTATATTTATATAGTTACACCTGTTTTAGTAAATCTACTATTCAGGTAAATCTTCGTAGTCATCTGCATAATCAGATGGTAAATATGACTCCATACCAGAAATTTGATCAGCGCTACATTCGTTTTTATAAAAGTCATTTGATAATAACCATTTAAAGTGATCTTTAAGACACTGTAATTGCTCTGCTGAAGTATCTGAATCTGCAGCTTGTGCTAATTGACCATCTACTTGATTTACAATAACCGCTTTGTGGCTGTCTGGTGTGTTTTCTGATGTAATTACGTTTCTGTACATTTTTATTTATTTTTATTATTAAGCATTTTCTAATGCTGTTACTTTTGCTGATAAATCTTGTATTGCTTTTACTAAAACAGGTATTAATCTACCATATGTAGCTTCAAGTTTTTCAGGATTATTTTCGTATACTAATTTTAAGTAATCATTATCTACTTCTTGAAGATCTTGAGCTATAAAACCTAAATCTTTAACACCAACTTTAGCACCGTCTCTTGTGTTCCAATCAAATGTTACTGGTTTTAATTTTTCAACAAGTTCTAAGCCGTAATTAGAATCTTCTATATTAGTTTTATCTCTTTTATCTGATAAAGCAGTAATACTTGTTACTTTACATCTTAAAGTTGATATAGACGAATTACCTAAAGTAATTTCATTTGATACAGTCGCAGACGATGAATCTGCACCATTTCCAATTATAGTATTATTTTGACCAGTTGTTATACTTCCACCAGCAAAATGACCAACAACAGTGTTAAAACCAGAAACAAAACCAGCATTTTGATTTTGTAAACATCCATGACCTATGCCTATAGTTCCAGTGTCTCTTGTTGCTGAATTTAAAGCAAAAGTACCAAGTACTATATTTTGTTGACCATCTGTTAAAGCACCACCAGCTGGTGAACCTAGTAAAATGTTTCTTTGACCACTTGTTATTGCATCTCCAGCATCATCACCTATCACTATATTTCTTTGACCATCAGTCATATTTATTCCAGCATCAGCTCCAATTAATACATTTCTATCTCCTGTAGTTAAAGATTTTCCAGCTTCATAACCTAATGTAGTATTGTGAAAACCAGTAGTTTGAGCATACCCAGCTCTGTAACCAATGTTAGTATTTTTAACCCCAGAAGTTTGTGAAAAACCAGCTTCGTAGCCTATTGAGATGTGACCAGTAGCAGTATTTGTTTTTGCAGCATAATAACCAATACCTATTGAGCCAGTACCACCAGAAGCACTATTTATAGCATTTGTTCCTATTGCTACAACATAGTTAGAACTTGCATTGAAACCAGCATCATAACCCATAAACACACTCCATAAACCAGAGTAATTAACACCAGCTCTATATCCAACTGCTACAGAATTTCCACCTCCATTACCCTTTAATGATTGAAATCCTATTGCAGTGGCATTTGAATAATTTGTCATTCCACTACCAGCCTCATTACCTATAAAAGTGCTATTTGTTTGAGTAGTCATTGAATTACCCGCATCAACACCAAGAATAGTGTTTCCTTGTGGATTACCGCTTAGTCCAGCAGGTACTTCTCCTACATATAGTGAATCTGTATCAACTAAACAATCACTTAAGCCATTTAAGCTTGAAGCACCACCGCCTCCAGCGGCTTGCAAAGTAATTAAACCTGTACCTGAAGCAAATGTTAAAACATCACCGTCGCTAGCACCAGATTGTAGTCCAGGTATTCTTAGTGCTGTAACCGCTGCGTTACCAAGAGTAATTTCGTTTGTAGCAGTTGCCGAACTTGCATCAGCATCATACCCAATTACAGTTAAATTGCTTCCAGAAGTAATTGAATTTCCAGCTTGATAACCTAAACCTGTATTATTGTTTGCTAAATTTAATCTTAATGCTTCGTAACCTACTGCAGTATTACTATTTCCACTTGAGTTTTGTCTACCAGCTGCTGTTCCTATAAAAGTATTTGTCCCACCAGCAGCAGTCCAATTACCAGCTTCATGTCCTACGGCAACATTACTACCACCAGACGTATTGTTTAATAAAGCGTTTCTACCTACCGCAGTATTACCAGCACCTGTTATTAATCTACCAGCGTATGCACCTACTAAAGTATTCCAAGCCCCAGTTGATGATTTTCCAGCATTATAACCAACACAAGTTCTTGATCCATTAGTTGTATTGCTATATCCAGCTTCATAACCAATGTTTGTGTTTTCTACACCAGAAGTTTGAGAATAACCAGCAGCATATCCTACGTCCATATGTGATTGCGCTGTATTACTTCTACCAACTTGACCACCACCTATTGCTATTTGCTTAGCAGCAGCTCCACCAAAAGCTCCAGCAAATTTACCTATTAAAGTAACTTCAAAACCACCACTTGCATTACCAGCAGCTTGACCTATGATAACAGAATCTGAGCTAGCTCCATTGAAAGCTGCACTATCGCCTATAATAACAGAGTTATTACTATTACCACTTCTATTTGATCTTGATCCTATTGAAACTGTGCTAGCATTGTTATCTCCACTTAAAGAAGATTCTCTTCCAATAGCAGTAAGACCATTTTGAGTAGCAGTACCAGAACCAGCGCCATAACCAATAAGGGTGTTTCTCAGTCCAGTTGTTAAACTGCTTCCAGCATCAATACCTAATACTGTATTAAATTGTGGGTTTCCAGATAATCCTGCAGGTACAAAACCAGAGTATAGTGAATCTGTATCAATTAAGAAAGGATAAGCAGCTAAATTACTAGGTGCTATTTTTTTCATTGTTGTGCCTTGATAACCTACAAGAAAATCTACATTAGCAGAATTTGTTTCTGTGTTAAAAGCTGAAAATTTTATATTTGCCATTTTATATTTTTATTTATTTAAGGTGCTATTTCTTGTACCATGAAATTAGTACCAACTTCTGTTATACACTTGTCTCCATTTTCTGCAAGTATAAAAAACTCTAGCGGCAATGGACCACCTCCACCCGCTTTAGTTAAAGGGACTGCTAGTATAGCGTTTGCGTTACCTAGTATAGTTGGCATATTATCTTAATGCTATTATTTTTGTTGCTGTAGTATCAGTTGAATTAACTCTTTTAACTTGTAAAGGTATAAATGAAGAATCAGGTATGTTTTCTAGTTTAACTACTTGATCGCTACATGCAGGTACTACCGCTATATTACCAGCTCCACCTACAAATAAACTAAATCCTTCGCTTACATTTTTAAAATCACCATTAGATCTATATATTTGATAAGGTTTAGTTCCAGTCACAGAAGCAGAAACTACTATATTAGTATTGTTCGTTACAGCTGTTACTCTTACTATTGTTATTGTAGCACCGTCAATTACATATACTACATCTCCTACAGCTACTTTATTTGAAATACCTGCGTTTGAGGTAATTCCAAGAAAATTTGCACTACCATCAGTTATAGTCGTACCTGTTCCAGAAGAACTAGTTCCAGTTATATAAGCATCTGGCTCTGGTATATTAATAGTATCACTTACTACTACGTTTAAAGCTTGTGTTGGTTGATTACTTGCCATTATTTTTATTTATTACTTATTGATTTAAATTTTTCTGCACCGCGTGAGCCAAAATATGCTACATACACGGTAATTAATAGTGATTTTAAAAGATCAACCCAACCTGAGTCTACGCTAAAATCTATTTCAAAACTATCTAATAGTATTAAAAATACCATAGAAACAGTTAAAAATATCAACGTCATTGGTCTTGTGTTTTTTGAAAGCCATGAATCAGACTTCATATCACTTGCCCAACGTTTTGATATTTCTTGCATTTCTACCATATCTTGCTCTAATAGTTTTAGAGCTTTTTCTTTGTCTTCTGGTGGTAATACTACTGGATCTTCTTTTTGTATTAGGTTTTTTACTACACCCAATAAACCCTGATCTGGTAATACATCACCAACAGTTCCTAATATACCTGGTGCGGCTTTGCTTAAAAACTGACCGACTTTAGTATCTTTAAATTTCTTTTTAGGCATTTTTATAAGCCTCGGCTTCCCAAGGTAGTTTTTTTGCTCCTTCGTTCATTTTAGATCTTGG